TTAATGTATACTGAATTTTTCATTGATGAAATGTATTCGGAATTAAATGTAGACATAACACATATTCAGTCCACGGAACAATTATTGGCGTTAGATCTAACAACATATGATTTGTTATTTTTTATCGGATGGAGCGATATAGTTCCAGACCATATCATTAATGAAAAATTATGTATATGTTTACATCCTTCACCGTTGCCAAAATATCGAGGCGGCAGTCCTATTCAAAATCAAATCATTAATGGTGATTATGATAGTGCAATAACGTTTTTTGTCATGGACAGGGGATTAGATACTGGAGATATTATCTATCAAGTACCAATTGAATTACGTGGTGAATTATCGGATATTTTTTTTAAAATAATACAATTATCATATCCGGTAATTGCAAAAATAATATTCGACTTTGCTATTAGTTCAAATGTACCAAGAACACCACAAAATCACGAATTAGCAACATTATGTAAGCGAAGAACTAAATCAATGAGTGAAATACATATAGACGATTTTAGTAATTATACTGCTATACAATTATATGATAAAATTAGATCATTGCAAGACCCATATCCAAATGCATATATACAATGTAAAGATGGTACTATACTTTATTTATTAAAAGCTAGAATATGAATATACCTACATACATTATCAATTTAAAACATCGAACGGACCGGCGAGAACATATTGAACAAGAGGTTCTGAAGATTTCAAACAATTATACAATCATTGAAGGAATTGTTGATGAAACTAAAACATGTTTTCAATCACAAAAAAAATGTATCCAATTGGCAAAAGAAAATCAATTGCCATATATTTTAGTTTTAGAAGATGATGCTATATTTACAGATGATTCATTTAGTATATTAGAACATGCATTTGCCGAAATACAAACAATGCAATGGGATATGTTTTTCTTAGGTGCAAATTTACAAACTCTAGCAAATAGAGTTTCTGATTCGTTATTAAAATTAAATGGTGCATATGCAGCACATGCATATATGGTTCATGAACGTTTTTATGATACTATAATAAATTTACCACACGTATGTGAAATGGATGTACATTATCACAATTTAATGCCCGATCATAACATATACATGTGCGATCCAATGATTGCTTATCAACTTCCATCACATTCTGATTTGCAAGATGGATATCGAGATTATAATCAAGCTATGTTTAACAATTATTTAAAATACAAATCATGAAAATACTTTTAGGATGCTTAAATGCTAATGGATTAGGCGGCAGTGAATTATATCATTACGAACTAGCACGAGAATTAGATTTAATGGGGCATGATGTTACATTATTCACATTGCGAGAAATCGATTGGATGGATCAAGTTAGATTAAAATTGCAACATGTACGGCAATTAGATGTAACAAATTTGGATATTACAGAAAAATATGATATAATAGTAGCAAGTCAGCCACAAGTTAACTTGTTTATGTTAGAACATTTTAAAGAAATTCCTATCATTAGTATTATACATTCAGAAATTAGATCTGAAGATCCCATATTAGATAGCAGAATATCACATTACATTGCAATACGAAAACCTATTGCGGACATGTTAATTAATGATTATAAAATTCCTTCAAACAAAGTTTCATTGATTTATAATCCAATTGATCAAAACAGATTTAATACTGAGGATGCATCTAAATTAGAACGTTATTCTGGAATATTTGTTGGAGAAGTATTAGATCCAATACGATTTAAAGCTGTGCAACATATAGTTCAAGAATGCATTGAAAATGATTGGGATTTATACATAATGAGTGAAAGTCGTTATGATTTTAATCATCCTAATATAAAATATGTAGATAAGCGATGGGATACAGAAAACATAGTACAAATGATGCATTTTACTGTGGGTATTTTATTAGGTAGGACTACATTAGAAGGTTGGTGTTGCGATGTTCCGGGATATATGTATATTATTGATGTAAACGGAAATATACAATCAATTGAAACTGCTGCACCTGATTATATTAAAGAATTATGTAATAGCAAATACGTTGCTACTCAACATGTACAAACTTATAAAGCTTATCTATGACAAATAACATTTCACTTTTAGTAGGTTTAAAAAATAATCTAGACTACAATAAGCATTTTTATCAAACTACAAGAGCATTGTATCCAGATACAGAAATATGTTTTGTAAGTTATGGGTCGACTGATGGAACCAATGAATGGTTAGATTCATTAGCAGATAACAATTTGAAATATTTTTACTCGGACGAAATAAAAACATTTTCCGATACATTTAATAAGGCTGCAGAATTGTCAACTAAAGATTATGTAGCATATTTGCATAATGACATCGTATTGGCACCTGGATTTTTAGAAAATTTAGAAAAACACGTATCAGACAATAACGTGGTGTCATATACCACAATAGAACCACCTATATTCGCAGGACATGAGCGTCCTGGTAAACTTATTCATGATTTAGGCACATCATTGGAAACGTTTAGTAAAGATGCTTTATATGAATTTGTAAAAACTGAACAAATTAAATATCTAGACAAAACGGAATCTGGTATTACATTTTTTATGTGTATGCCTAGAATAAAGTTATTAGAATTAGGCGGTTTAGACAATTTGTTTAATCCAATGTTTTGTGAAGATGATGATTTAATACGCAGATGGCATCTTTTGGGTATGAATTGTTTTACGGCATTGGATGCGATATGTTATCACTTTGTTAGCAAAACATCAAGATTCTCAGAAGAATATCAAAATCGAACTCAACAAATAGAATTGCAATCTAATAAAAATTTTGTTAGGAAATGGGGTACAAGATCTGGTGCATCAAAGTATAACATTGCCTTGCGTGTAGAAAATTGTACAATGCAATTGTTAGAAACATTGGAGCCATGGTGCGACAGAATATACTCCGATGCAACATGGATGAAATATGTTACCTTAGAGCAACCCAAAACTTCATATGATTTAACAAAGCGTTGCCATTCATTAACTGAATTAGACCGTTATGATTATGATGATATTGTAGTTGAAATTGACGGGCAACAGTTTACAAATCAGGATTTTACATATATTCAACAACTAGCAGAAATATTAGATGCAACCGACTTATTAGCTGAATTCAATCAGCCAGGCGAACAATTTGAATTAGGAAATCTTAAAATTACAATTCAACACATTCAAACCTATGAAAACAATTTAATTGTTTGTAAAAAGTAAATCTTCTGGATTTGTTTCTGTTTGTTATATTTATATGAAAGTAATAATTTAACGGGAGATAATATGGCGGGATTTAATCAAATCTTTAAAGATTCAAATGATTACAACGAAAAAACCATTATTGGGTTTATGTCATTTGCAGTTATGACACTTGCAATGCTTGTAGATTTAATAACTGGGTATTTTGGTAATGAATTAAAATTAAATGAATACATTTACAATTCATTTGTTATTGTAACATTGGGAAGTTTAGGGATAGCAGGTTTAGAAAAATTTGCTGGAAAAAAATCAAATCAAGAAAACAATGAGGAGATAGGTTAACATGGTACTAAAAAGAGGTGACAACAACGAAACGGTCAAAAAAATTCAAGTAGTATTAGGCGTAGACCCAGTAGGAAGTTTTGGTCCTAAAACAGAAGAAGCTGTAAAAGCCTGGCAAACAGCAAATGGATTGACTGCTGATGGCGTAGTAGGCCCAGCAACATTGGCTAAGATGGGTATTGTTGTAGAAGCAAAAGCTGCAGCAACTCCACCATCAACTAAAAGCCCTAAATATACAGCAGCTCAAATCAAAACTGCCGTTACATCTAAAGGGCACAAATGGTTTGAAGGGAAAGATTACCTATTAAACATAGTAGGCGCGCGCAATTCAGACACAGGACAAAAAGTAACAAACTTATTTGATGATCACATTACATTAACTTACACGGTAAATGGAGAAGAAAAATTCCATTGCTGGCCAGCTACTACAGATCCCGGAACTAAAGGTGTAATGCAATATGGAAACAAAGCAGGTGTTGCTAGATTAGTAGAAGGTCAGTATATTAATTCACACATTATGCGTTTACATGCTGGTAAGTATGAAGCACTAGGACAAAATAAACCAGTTAAAGTATTCCGTGATCCAAATAAAGATATGGTATATGATGAAAAATCAATACAAGAAGGATTGTTTGGAATTAATATACATAAAGCAGGTGCAGATTCAACATATGTTGAAAATTGGTCCGAAGGTTGTCAAGTATTTAAACGAGTTAAGGATTTTGAAGAATTTATGACCATTTGTCGTAAAGCACGGGACATCCACGGTAATTCTTTTACATATACATTGATTGAATCTGCGGACATTAAATAATGAAAACAACAACAATAACAACTATATTATATTCGGCAAGCACTGTGTTAGCATTTATCTGCACATATTTTTTCAACATGGCTATGGCAAATTCAGAACAGTATTTGGCATTGGTTGGAGTAGTAATGACAGATGGCTTCTTCGGAGTAATTGCAGGAACTAAACGAGAAGGGTTCAAAACATTTAAAGCTCTTAAGGTTTTACAAACAATGGTAGTTTGGATTATATTCTTAACAATATTGTTAGTTATTGAAAAAGGTTTCCCGGGTACGGGTTGGTTGAGTGAGACAATTTTATTGCCATTTATTATTTTTCAAATAGTAAGCGCACTTAAGAATGCATCCATGGCGGGGTTGATTGATGGGAAACTGTTAGTAGAAATTTTAGATAAAATTGATTTACATAAAGGTTCACGAAAATGAGTTTAGACACATCAAAAATTAAACAAGTTCCGTTAAGCGAAACGCAATATTATAAAGAAGCAACGGAAAAGAAACAAATCGTAATACATCACACAGCAGGAAATTCATCAGGCCCGGGCACAATTAAGATGTGGGATAAAGATGATAGAGGTCGCATTGCTACCTGTGTTGTTATTTCTGGTAAAGGTGTATCAAAAGACACATATGATGGAGAAATTTGTCAAGCATTTTCATCTAAGCATTGGGGTTATCATTTAGGCCTTAAGCAGGATGTATTTAAATCGAAAGGCGTGCCTTATAAGGCATTAGATAAAACTTCAATTGGAATCGAAATTTGCAGTTGGGGGCCATTAGATAAAGTTGGTGATAAATTTTACAATTATGTGGATCGAGAAATTCCTGCAGATCAGGTAACTGAATTAGAGACTCCATATAAAGGTCACAAATATTATCATGCATATACAGATGCACAGATTGAATCAGTTAAAAATTTATTGTTACATTGGCGAGACACTTACGGCATTGACTTAACATACCGAGAACTCTTCCGATCTGAGGGATCGACACGAGCTTTGAAAGGAGAAGTGGGTGTATATACGCACAATTCATATCGAAAGGATAAAGCTGATATTTATCCTTGTCCTCGTATGATTGCAATGCTAAAATCATTGTAATGCGCGATGCATTATCGGGCATATCATTAAAATCAAAGATAGCACTAGGAATTGCTGGTGCTATCATGTTTATTTTCTTTGCTGTACAAACATGTGTCGTATTTGGTTTATGTCCGCCTAATTACGAATTAGCTAGGTTTGGTTATGGTTGTGTAATCGGATTCATGCCCCCATTCTTTGTATTTGTTTCTGAGTTTCTACTTCAGAAGCGACGAATGATTGATGAAATTGACAATCAGGTTGGCGAAGTACGCAAACAAAATACATATCTCGAGCATGCAGCAAAGATACTTAGACACGATATGCATTCAGGTATCAATACTTATATTCCTAGAGGCGTTTCATCCTTAGAACGCAGAGTACCACAAACGGTTATTGATGACTTAAAGATTGAAGCTCCATTAAAAATGATTAAAGAGGGCTTAGCGCATTCTCAAAAAGTTTATAAAGGAGTTTATGAGTTTACCAATTTAGTAAAGAAAGATGCAGTACTAAATCGCGATGATCACAATTTAAAAACTATTCTAGAAAATTATCTAGCATCCACATCATATAAAAGTCAAGTTATCATTGACGAATTACCCGTAGTATCAGTTAATGAATCATTGTTTTGCACAGCATTAGATAATTTAATTCGTAACGGATTAAAATACAATGACAGTGATTTTAAAATGGTTAGGATATACATGGAAGATGATTTGTTAATTTTACAAGATAATGGCCGCGGAATAACACAGGAAGAGTTCGATAACTTATCTCAACCGTATACTAGAAAAGAAGGACAAAAAGAATCAGGCAGTGGTTTAGGATTAAATATTTGTATTGCTATATTGCAAGAACATGGATTTAGTATTTCGTGTGAAAAAAACATGATTGGCACTAAAATAAAAATAAAGGTAATATGAAACAGTTATTAACATTATTGGTCATTACATTATCCTTTTTATCATTAGCACAAAATTATCCTGTACAGACCATCTTAAAGGGTGATTCTGTAGTTATATATACCGTTGAACAAAATGAAGATATAGAAATTCTTCTTGCAAATCAACGCAGCAGAGTTGCATTCTATAAAAATAATATTGTTAAACAACAAGCTGTTATTGATAGCCTAAGCTTAGAAATGATAAAACAACAAGCTAAACAACAAACAGTGATTGATAGTATACAAGCTGTTGCAGATGGTTTACGTTTTACACTTAAAAATAAATTTAGTAACTTTGATAGCCTACAACAACGATATGATAGTGTTAGTACATGGTTGTATAATACGGCATCAAGTAATGCAATCATATATTATTCATACGAAAAATCTACAGTTGTAGCAATAGATTTAGCTTCATATATAATAGTCGGACATAGACGTACTGGTAATTTTTCAATAGCAAGGCGCGGTCCTGTTTCTGATGATCCATATTGGAAAAATTATAATCGAGAACAAAAAGACGAACCCAATGCAGATTGGCTAACATATTATAAAGAAAGATGGAGACCAGTTACATTTCAATTCCCTTATCAAATACCACAGCCATGAAACAAATAATATTTATAGTACTATTGTTATGCGGAATCAACAACGTTATTTCGCAAACTAAAATAATTGACCCAGAAAACAATATCGTTTGGGTCAATGGAATACCTACTTGTCCCGATGATGCAGAGATAACGGCTCTGATTAATAAAGTAGGCATTGATAACTTACAGAAATCAAAACGAGGCATTACTAAGAATGAAGCCGATATATGTCGTCGATTGGGTAGAGCTTTCAAACAACGAGATATGTATGAAGGAGCCGATTGGTATTTGGAACGAGTAAAAGCACATGTTGAAATTGTAAAACTAGAACCAGAGATTGTATTCCAAGAAGAGGTGCCAGCTGATATAGCTGCTAGTTTACAAAGTGATAAAGAATTTTTACAAAGCATACCCAAATCTTTTGAAAATGTAAGTCCAACGGACATGAAAAAATTAGCACAAGAGATAGAAGGACAATTAGAAAAATTAATCAAAGAAAAAGAAGCACTTATCAAAAGTCATGCTAGTCCTGAGGTAATCAAAGCAAAGACCGAATCGATACAAAGTTTGGGCAAAGAAAAGCAAATTATTGATTTGACTGTTAAAGAAGAGGAAATGAAAGTTGAGGCAGTAAAATTAAAAGACGATGCTAGGAAATTAAATAATTACTTGATAGGCGCCGGCATTGCTATTTTACTTCTAGCTTTGGGTATTATGGTTTTATTCCAACGAAAAACAATTAAAGTTCAAGACAAAGAAATAGATAGACAGTTAGCAGATATAAATACTAAAAACACCTACTTAGAACATGCTGCGCGAATTATTAGGCACGATATGCACTCTGGTATCAACACATATATACCACGCGGGATATCGTCATTAGAAAAAAGATTAACGGGTGATACTATCAAAGATCTTAAGATTGAAGGCCCACTTAAAATGATACGAGAAGGATTGAATCATACCCAACGTGTTTACAAAAGCGTATATGAATTTACTAATCTTGTTAAACGTACTGTAGATTTTGATACAGATGAACAAGATGTTACACAATTGCTAAATGGATATTTTGAAAAGGCATCCTATGCCAAACAAGTTTCAGTTTCAGAGCTAGGAATATTGTCAGTTAATTCCATATTGTTTTGCAATGCAATTGAAAATTTAGTTAAGAACGGATTGAAATATAATAACAACGAAAACAAAGCAGTATCTATATTTATAGAAGAGAATCATATCATAGTACAAGACAATGGAATTGGTATGACAGACAAACAATTTAAAAAACATTTAAAAACGGTTTCAAATGCAGATAATGATGAAATTGGACTTGGATTAAACATATCTTTTGCTATATTAAAAGAGCATGGATTTGATATGGAATGTGAGAAAAATGATATTGGAACTAAAATAAAAATAAAAGTAAAATAAAAAGAAAGAGATGATTGATTCAATTTTATTAGTAGATGATGAGGATTTATTCCATTTAGTGTTTGAAGATGCATGTTCGTTGCTTGATATAAGTTTATCATTGCAATCATTAAGTAGTGCAGATGAGGCAGAAAAGAAATTTAAAAGATGGTTTAACGATGGTGGGTCTGATGAAAAACCAGAATGTGTATTTGTTGATTTAAATATCATTGGTAGTTCATTTGACGGAATTGAATTGATTCGAAAAATTAATTTCGAATACGGTAACCAAGTTGTTATTGGAATCATATCATCATCTAATGAATCAGAAGAGCA